AAGAATACAAACTAGCCAAGTGGGGAGTCAATGGTTTGTTTGAGTATGGTGGTATGGATATCAAAGAAGCACATGCATTAGCAGATATTCTTTGTCATGTTAGTGAAGTGTTTCAACTTGAGGATGAATGATGAACATATTTTATTTTGATGAGTGTCCGACTATATCAGCAGAAGCACAGCCTGATAAGATGCTAGTAAAGATGCCACTTGAAACAGCACAGATGTTATGCACAGCACACCGAGAACTAGATGGTGATAAGTACGCAGATGCTAATGGACTTTACAAACGTGCATACTGGAATCACCCATGTACTATATGGGCTAGAGAATCTAGCTCTAATTACTCGTGGTTGTATCGACACTTCCTAGCACTAGGCTTAGAGTATGAGTATAGGTATGGTAGGAAACATGCAAGTGTTGTCAAGCTAGAAGAACCATTGAGTAAGATGCCTGACAACATTACACATACAAGTCTTACACCACTAGCACAGGCTATGCCTGAGGAGTATAAGAATGAGGATGCTATCATTGCTTATCGTGATTACTGCATTAACGAAAAACACTATGCCAAATGGGAACGCAATAGAACTAAGCCTATATGGTGGACAGCACAGGAAGCTGTTTAAACATTTTGAAATTAAGTATTGACAAGAGTTTCTATTCATGTTATAATGGCACCTTATGTATTTAAAAGAAAGAGAACAGTACTATACAGAAATTCTAACTCGTGATGAGTATAGAAAATTTGGTGAGTACCTAACAGTAAACAACTTAAACATTGGGCATGTTGTTGAAAAGTTAGATGATACATTCAAGGTAACATTATCTAGTACACCTCTTACCTTTTGGGAGGAGATACTAGAATCAATTAGAACTCTTGATTAAGTATACTATGGGACAGCCCTCAAATGTAACTTCCTTTAGTCCGTGGTATTCGACTTTGGTTGAGCAAGTTTTCGGTGCTTTGTGCAACAAGAACCGACCCCGTTTAAACACACTCAAAATTAATTTAAAAAACTACTGTACTTTTTTATTAAAGTATGTTATAATGCACACACTTAATACAACAAAGGAGGAAACTTATGTATGAGTATGTAGAAGGAAAGGCTATGTGGGCTAACGTCACTACGCCTAACACTAGGTTCGGTGACCCTAAATATCAAATCACCGTGTTGACTGATAAAGAAACAGCAGAGAGGTTAGAATCTGTTGGACTTTCTCAAGTAAAGGATAGAGCTGGTAACTTCAAGTATGAAGAACCTGCGTTCTCTTTTAGTAGAAAAGTTGAGGTTGCTGGTAGAACAAACACTGCACCTAAGTTAGTTGATGTTGATGGCAACCCAATGGATGTTTCTGTTGGTAATGGTTCTGATGTTAAGGTAAAGATTAAACCTTATACAGGAAAGTATGGTACGTTTGCTGAGTTGATAGCTGTGAAAGTTAATAACTTAGTAGAATATACTGAGGCTGATACAGATAACGAGGAGTTTTAATTATGATTATTACAATTAATAATGATGATGGAACTACTGCTTATGATGTTAACAATATCAGTGATGATAAAACAAAGCAAGAGGCTACTGTTATCGTACAGAAAGTGGGTAACTTACAAGTTATCATAGAAGCTTTAGACTTTGCAAGTCGTACACATCGAGCTAACTTAGAAGAGTTACTTAAAGATAGAGACGAAGCTGTTGTTAAATCAGAAGAACCTGAAGTGGAGGTTGAAGAACCTACTGAAACAGAAGATAAATAATAACCATTAGTGAGGGCTAATATGGAAAACAAAACTTGGGATAAGTTACATCAACCATGTCCACTTTGTAATAGTAGCGATGCTGTAGGAATAAATGCAGATGGCTCGGCAAAGTGTTTCAGTTGTGGAGAATTTATGCCTAACTATAATAATTCATGTGAAGGAAAAGATATGGTACAACAAACAACAACAAATCAAACAACGTTTAAACAACCTGATAACTTAGATACAGGTACTTTCTCTGCACTAACTGATAGACGTATCTCTCAAGGTACTGCTACAAAGTATGGTGTAAAGGTTGTACATGATCTACAAGGTAAGGTTACTAAACACATGTATCCATATTATAATGGACACGAGATTTCTGCTACAAAAATTAGAAACGTTGAGAAGAAAGATTTCTTTGTCAATGGTTCTTACAATGAGACAGGATTGTTTGGTCAGCAGTTGTTTAAGAGTGGCAAGTATGTCACCATAACCGAAGGGGAGTGTGATGCTATGGCAGCTTACGAACTACTTGGTAGTAAGTGGGCTGTGGTATCCATCAAGCGTGGTGCACAAGGAGCAGTCAGAGATATTAAAGAAAGCCTAGAGTTCTTTGATGACTTTGAAAATGTTATCGTTGCTTTTGATAATGATAAGGCAGGTAAAGAAGCATCAGTTAAAGTTGCGAGGTTGTTTAAACCCGGCAAGGCTAGGATACTCACACTTCCTAATGGGTTCAAAGACCCTAATGAAATGTTACGTGACAACAGACATAAAGATTTTGTTGAAGCGTGGTGGGCTAGTAAAGTTTATACACCATCAGGTGTCATAAATGTTACAGAACAACGTGAGAAGTTTCATAATCGTGAGAAGAAACAAAGCATCCCATATCCTTATGAAGGACTAAACAAAAAGCTGTATGGCTTAAGACAGGGTGAGCTTGTAACTCTTACAGGTGGTACAGGACTAGGTAAGTCTAGTGTAACCAGAGAGATAGAGCATTGGCTTGTAAAACAAACACAGGACAACGTAGGCATCATAGCATTAGAAGAAGACTGGAGACGTACCATTGATGGTATACTTTCTATTGAAGCTAACGCTAGGTTATACATTGACCAAGAACGTGAGAAGTTTTCTAAAGAAGAACTTGATAAGATGTTTGACATCTTGTATGATGGTGAGAATAAAAACAGAGTATGGGTTCATTCCCACTTTGGCACCAACGACATTGATGATATCTTTACTAAGCTTCGCTTTATGATTATTGGATGTGACTGTAAGTGGGTGGTAGTAGATCATTTACATATGTTAGTCAGTGCAGTACATGAAGGTGATGAGAGACGAGCCATTGATTCTATTATGACTAGACTTAGAAGTTTAGTTGAAGAGACAGGTGCAGGTATTATACTTGTATCACATCTTAGACGTGTCGATGGAAACAAAGGACATGAGAATGGTATTGAAGTAAGTCTCTCTCATCTACGTGGCTCTAATAGTATTGGTCAGTTATCAGATTGTGTTATTGCATTAGAACGCAACCAACAATCAGATGACCCCGATGAAGCTAGAACTACAAGACTGCGTATTCTTAAATCAAGATACACAGGTGATGTAGGTATGGCAGCTAGAGTTATCTATGATGCAGATACAGGTAGATTAACAGAGCTAACGGATGAGGACATAGAGTTTGACCCGTCAGCAGATGAGGCATTTTAATTATGGATTTAGTATTTGATATTGAGACAGACGATTTACAAGCGACACTTGTACATTGTATTGTAGCTCAAGATGCAGAGACAGGTGAGATATTTAAATTCCCTCCTCATAAATTAGAAGAAGGGTATAAGTTTCTTGCAACAGCAGACAGGCTCATTGGACATAACATCATTGGTTTTGATATTCCAATGGTTCAAAAGTTTGGAGGTGTTGATCTCAGCAATAAAGAAGTAATAGATACTCTTGTATTATCAAGGCTGTTCAATCCTAACAGAGATGGAGGTCATAGCCTAGAAAGCTGGGGCTTTAGACTTGGACTATCTAAGATTGAGTTTGAAGATTACTTAAATTATTCTACTGAAATGTTAGACTACTGTGTTCGTGACGTTACTTTAAATACTTTAGTATATAAAAACTTACGTAATGAATCCAAAGGATTTAGTAAAGGTTGCATTGAACTAGAACAGTCTATAGCTGGTATTATAAAACAGCAAGAAGTAAATGGATTTAAGTTTGACATGCAATCTGCACTAGTTCTTTTGGCAGAACTAAGAGAAAAGAAACAACAGATTGAAGACGAAGTTCACGATACGTTTAAACCTAAGTGGGTAGATACTAAATTAGTTACGCCTTACATTAGGACGACAGATGGTAAGCTTTCTAAACGTGGTCTTACCGATGATGAATATGCAAGGTGTTTAAACACTATGAACTATGAACCATTTATGAGACAAACGTTACAAGACTTTAATCTTGGTTCTCGTAAACAGATAGGAGAATATCTTATCGACTTTGGTTGGAAGCCTGAAAGGTTTACACCTACTGGTCAGCCGATTGTCGATGAGAAAACTTTATCAGAGGTTACACATATACGTGAAGCTAAACTTATAGCAGACTTCTTATTGATACAGAAACGAATAGCACAGGTTGATTCATGGGTTAGTTCTGTTAGAGATGATGGTAGAGTTCATGGCTTTGTTATACCTAACGGTGCTATCACAGGTCGGATGACCCATAGGAATCCTAACATGGCTCAAGTCCCATCGGTTCACAGTCCTTATGGTAAAGAGTGTAGGTCTTGTTGGGTTGTTGATGATGGCAATGTTTTATTAGGTGTAGATGCTAGTGGTCTAGAACTTAGAATGTTAGCACACTATATGGATGATAAAGATTATATCAAGGAGATATTAGATGGAGATATACACACAGCTAATCAAAAAGCTGCAAAACTTAAATCAAGAAATCAGGCAAAAACATTCATCTATGCACTCATGTACGGTGCAGGAGATGAAAAGCTTGGCAAAGTGGTCGAAGGAAATACGACAGATGGTAGACGAGCTAGAGAATATTTCTTCGATAATAACCCTGCATTTAAATCTCTTAGAGATAGAGTTACAAGAGCAGCAGGGAAAAAATTCCTTAAAGGATTAGATGGTAGAAAGCTTTACATAAGAAATAATCATGCAGCTCTGAACACTTTATTACAGGGAGCAGGTGCTATTGTTATGAAGAAAGCTTTAACTATACTTGATGGATTACTTAAGTTAAATACTATAGACTATAAGTTTGTAGCTAACATCCATGATGAGTGGCAGATAGAAGTAAAAGAATCTCAAGCAGATTTTGTTGGAGAGATGGCAGTTAAAAGTTTTAAACAAGCAGGTGAATTTTATAATCTTCGTTGTCCTTTAGATGGCGAGTACAAAATAGGGAGGGACTGGAGTGAAACACATTGATAAACATTGTATAGACTGTTCTACATTATTAGTATTAGAAGAAAACTGGACACAGGCTAGATTAGAACAAGGAAAATATGTTTGTAAACCTTGTTGGCATGTAAGAGATTCTCACCGAATGTATGTTAACGGTAAACATATATCAGTAAAACATCCATTACATAAGCCGGGAAAATTTAAAACTTTTGAAGATGCAGCCTTTAGTTCATTGTCTAGATACACTACGTCTTCAGAAGGAGAAGTGTATATCATAACTAATCCTGCTTGGAAAGGCTGGATTAAAGTTGGTATGGCTATTGATTCTGAAGATAGATGTAAAGGTTACCAAACATCTAGCCCCTTACGAGATTTTAAATTAAAGTTTAAAAAATACTTTGATGATAGACGAACTGCTGAACAAACAGCCCATACTTTATGTGCTAAGAAAGCAGACAAACGTAAAGGCGAATGGTTTAAGTTAGATATAAAGATAGCAAAAGATATAATAAATAACATGGAGGTCGTTTAAACATGGCTAAATCAAAGAAAACTCTTGACACACTGGTCGAAGATATATATAATAAGATAGGTGTACTTGCTGATGGTGAGCATATTGACTTAGACGAGGACACCATTGAACAGTTTGGAGAATCCATGAAAGAGATTCTTTACAGTTGGTCACACCCTGAACCACGTGGTAAGTCTACTCTTCGTATGTCTAACATAGGGAAGAAAGAAAGACAGCTATGGTTTGACATGAAGACTGAAGGTACGCCTGAAAGGATGCCACCCTCTTTATTTATTAAGTTCTTATACGGGCACTTGCTTGAAGAGATTGTGTTGTTTTTAATAAAGCTATCAGGACATACAGTTACTAGTGAACAAAAAGAAGTTACAGTATCAGGCATCAAAGGACACATGGACTGTGTTATTGATGGTGAGGTAGTAGATATCAAGACAGCTTCAGGCTTTGCCTTCAAGAAGTTTAAAGATGGAACACTAGCAGAGAATGATATCTTTGGATACATGGCTCAACTTGCAGGATACGAATCAGCAGAAGGTACAAGCAATGGTGGGTTCTTAGCTTTAAATAAAGAGTCAGGTGAGTTAGCTTTATACAAGCCAGATAACTTTGACAAGCCTAACATCAAGAAGAAAATAAGGGATGTTAAAGCAGCAGTAAAGCTGGACAAGCCACCTAATTTATGTTATAATCCTATACCTGATGGCAAGTCTGGTAACATGCAACTACCTAGAGAGTGTGTATATTGCAGACATAAGTTTGAATGTCATAAAGATTCTAATGAAGGTAAAGGTTTAAGAGTATTTAAATATTCTAATGGACTAAGATACTTAACTCAAGTACCTAAAGTTCCTAATGTCATAGAGGTGACACAAGTATGAGTGGTAAAAGATCAAAGCAGTTAAGAAGAAAAGCAAAAGACTTACTCATTGAGTGGATTAGAACTATGGTTCCTGATGGAGAAGACCCCAATAGAATCAATAGACAAAACCTAGATGAGTTCTTACCTACGCAAACACATATCTTTGCAGGTGGACAATTTAGAATGAGTGCTTATACTTTAAAATGGTTTTATAAAAAAGTAAAACGTAACCCCGATGTAACACTGGAGAACATCAATGCCTAAAAGAGTACCTCGTAAACCGAGACCAAAGAAGATAGGAATACCTAAAGGATATGATAGCATGTGGGAAGTTACCTTACATGAAACTATATTACAAGACTGGAAACATCACTATGAGTCTATTAAGTATATCATTAAGAAAGATTACGAAGTAGACTTTGCTAAAACAATAGAAGATAAAACTATATTGTTAGAAGCAAAGGGTAGATTCTGGGACCACGCTGAGTATAGCAAGTATCTTTGGATAAGAGAAGCACTACCTTCTAACATGGAGTTAGTTTTCTTATTTCAAAAGCCTTTCTCTCCTATGCCGGGAGCAAAGGTTAGGAAGAACGGAACCAAACGAACCCATGCTGAATGGGCTGAAACTAATAACTTTAGATGGTTTAGTGAAGACACTTTACCTGATGACTGGAGAAATGATGGAGTATAAATTTAACGAAAGAAGATATA